CACCAAACAACAATGCTATATTGCTTAATACTTTTGCAATAGTATTAGCACCAAAAGCAATTAAAAGAACTTCGCCAAGGATTTTAAATAAGTCTTTGTGGTCTGCAATCCATTTTATCCATTTTGGTATTGGTATATCTTTTATTTTAGATAAATCGAAACTAGGAAATAATGCACCTCCGCCACTACTATTATTGCTTAATACATTTATTTCATCAAATCCGGCAAGTGTTCTTTTTAATGCGTTTGCGCTTTGATTTGCTTTATTAAATGATTTTGCACTTGCGTTAGCAAATAAGTTTATACCAAACCATGCATTTGCAATATAATTAACATAAGCAAGTAATTTATAAACTAAATCTATTATTCCTTTTATAAGAGGTTCTAATGTAGTTGCAATTGCATAGTTGATATATTGAATATCGGTTGCAATTTGTTCATTATATTGTGAAATTGTACTTAATGAACGTCTTACAAAACTATAAGCCGAGCGTACCCCAAAAATCGCAAGTCCCCATTTAGCAGTTTTTCTAATTAATCCCGAAATAGAATTTCCAATACCTTCAAAACCACTTATTTTAGTAAAATCTTTTTTTTCTTGATTTAATTGTCTTAATTCTTTTTTTGTCCTTATAATTTCTTTGCTTATTTTTGCTAATTCTTCATCTTGACCTTCAAAAGGTTTTAATTCCTTAAAAGCATTATATTCGTCTTCTAAATTTTCAAGTTTGTTTTCTAATAACTTTATTTGTCTATCAAAATCTTTTGTATCTAATTCTGTGCTTATAATAACTGTTCCATCATTTCTCATAAAATCACTCCTTTCTATAATCCTGTTTCATCAAAAGCATCCATATTAGCAAGTTCTTCATCTGTAAAGTCTTCGTCTGTCTTTTCCTTATGCAAACTAACTTGTTCTTTTGCTTTTCTTAACTGTTCTCTGGTTTTTGAATCTTGTATTGTATTCAAGTCCAGGTTTCTCAAATTTCTTATATTATTTAAAACACAGCAATTACCAAATTCACTATTAGATAATCCATTCATAAGTTTCATAAATTTCCACCAGTGCATTTGTGTGTTCTCTAGGTCTATATGGAAATCACTCATAAAACTTGCTTCAATGTAGTCCATATCCTTAACAAAATCCATGTCCGGTTCTTTATCTTGCGTATCTTCCGCTTCTTTACCACATAATAGGTACTTTTTAGCCAATTCTAGCAACTTTTCATAATGTTCTGGTGTATTTATACCTTCTTCACCAAAAAGTGTGTATATAATAGCTAAACCACGTTCCATGTCGCCTATTGTTTCGTCTTGCGCTATTCTATTACATTCTATTGCTACTTTAAAGTTAGTGTTTATTTTATATTTTTTATCTTCAACTTTTACATATTCTGGGTACATTATTCAAGTACGCTTTCTTCTTCTTTTGTTGATGTGTATTTTTGTTTTATTTCTTTTACTATATTATCCATATTAATATCAAGTTTAGGAGCAATTTGTGTTTCTATTATTTTATCTATTTCTCTTAATGTAGTCCATTCTAAAGGTCTACCATATAACAACTTATCAACTCCACCTTCGCCCAAAAACAAGTCATATACTTCTTTTTCTTTTTTATAAAATGTTTTTATAGCTTCATATTTAAGTTTTTCATTATTACTCATTAATTGGTCTTTTTTTCTAAAGTCCTGTTTTTTATCTATTATTACAAGTTGGCTATTTATCCATTGGTGATTTTTTTTATTATCATCTCTCATTTTTTGCAATTTATCTAATAATTCTATATCTTTTAAATTAAATTCTAATGTTTCGCCTGTATCTACTCCATCTTTTGTTCTTATCCCTAATTTAAGCAAATTCTCATTTTCGCCTAATTCAATATATTCCATTTCATACCTCCTATTTAAAAAAGAGCTTGGCGATTATTTCGCCTCGCCCTTTCGGTTTTTTATTATAAACTTGTTGAAGATGTAAAGCTTGGTACACCATCAGTTATTGTTGCAGTGCCTTCTTCTGGATCACCGTTAAAGTAAATTGTATATTCAATTTCTTCTCCGCTATAAGATGTTACTGTAATTAAACAATCACTCTTTTTAGCAGGATAGCTTCCCAAATTTCCATTCCATGTATCTATTTCAAGTATATGTGATACATAATTTAATTTGTCACGTCCTGTATTAATAAATTCAAATTCTGGGTCATTTTTATAACATCTTTGAGTAACGCTTAATTGTTTCTGATTAGAAGTATGGTCACTTCTTGCAGAATCTTCTATTATCCATTGCTCTGTTTCAACTTGTGGGTTAAATTCAACAGAAGCTTCTGATACACCAATACCAATAACTTTCCATGATGCAGTAGAAGCTGGTGTAATATCTAAGAATTTTTGATATTGGCTTCTTTTGTTTTTCTCTATTGTGCTAGGAATTAATGCCATTATTTCTCCTCCTTTTCTATTTTAGGATTTTCTAGTTCTCTTTTTATAAGAACTAAATCTTTATAATTAAGAGGCTCGATATAGCCTAATTCATTAAGCTTTACTATTTGATTATAATTTAAACCTTTGATTTCATCACCGACAATAAAGTTGCCTAAATTACTTGTAAAATCAATTTTTGCTATTATTTTTCTCATAGGCTTACTGTACCTCCTTTTTCTTTCTCAATATATGTAATTTGTATTTGAATATCAAATGTTGCTTGTGTTCCATCTACACTATTCAATGTACCACAATTTAAACATTCAATGCTTTCTATATTTTCTATTTCTGGCAAAATGCCCTCATCATTATTAGATTTGATTGTATTTTCAAATTCTTCAAAAAATCCTATATTTTTAAGATTATTGATAGTATCTTGTGAATAAGCTTTTCTACTCCTAAATGAATAAACGTCTCTTTTCTTTTGAATACCTATAATCCAATTTTCAACTTCTGTATTTGTTGGTATTTTATCAAGAGAAAAATCCCCAATCTTACCCAACATATCAGCACTAATTTGATAATTTCTATTAGTGGTCATTTTATTTATAACAGTAAACAAATATTCTCTTAACTTTGCTATTCTATAATCCATTATGCACCTCTATCTATATAATTTTGTACTTCTCTTACTACGTCTTGCATTTCTGCACTCACCATACGTTTATCCCAATATGGCCCTGTACCTGGTGTTGTATAATGTTGAACTTCATGTCCCCATATTATGCCCTCATATTGTATTTTAGCATAATCTGACATATAAATTATTTTATCTGTTTGAATATCTACGTTGTTTCTTAAATCACCATTTCTTTTTGGTACATATTTATCCATGTGTTTATAGCAAGTATTTGTAAAAAAAGCATGTACTCTGCCATTAGGTTCTAAACCTAAGTTTGTTATTATTGTACTTGTTGGTTGCATTTTAACAGGCATTTTATCTGCCTCCTAAATGAATATGTTGATTATTACCAAAGTTATTATTGTTAATACTTGTTATGTTATAAACAATATAATCACTTAAATCTTGCTGTGTTTCTATGTTGGTAGAAAGAGTGCCTTGTACAAGAATATCACCAATTGCAAAATCATTTATACTCAAATTATTATTTTTATTATAAGGTATTCGCACCTGTACGTCATTAGCATTGTCATATCCTTTGTTTATACTTGCACCCTTGCCACCAAAAAACCAAACATCACTGTAATTATATCTAGTCCAAGTTTCTAATTGAGTTGTAGTATCAAAACCTTTGTGATAAACAGTTAAACTTGAATTCGTTATCATTAAACACCTACATACATAAGATGTTCGTTGTCATATATAACACCTAGTAAATAAGTTCTTATAATATCAATTAATTCTGCATTTTTTGATTTTACAACTTCACTTATTTGTGCATAACTGACAGAATATCCATCTGTATTTTCACTAGCAATATTGCCTTTTGTGTTATTTTTAGCAAATTCATTAATACTATTTATCAAAGCATATTCACATAATTTTACTTCTTGAGGTATATCTTTTTTACCTTTTAATCTATTAAATGTTCTTATATCAACTAATCTTCTACTCTCAAATTCTAATAAGTTAAAAGGCATTAGGTCTAAAGTTCCACCTAGTCCCTTATAATCTTCATAAGATAGGTATTGTTCTTCAAATTCCATAATGCCCTCCTTTTATTTTTAATAACTTGGTGTTCCGTTATAGATAATTAAATCTGGTGTAACTGCCTTTGTTCCTTTGTAAGCAAATAAACCAAATCCGATAGCGTCACTTAATTCAATTCTTGTTGGATTGTAAATTGAAGTCATAACTGGTTGAGCAACTGATCCTTTAACCATAACGATATAATTTACTCCATTTGGTAGGAATACGTTTGAATAAACATTAACATTGTTAAATGTTCCTTGTTCATAGTTAGGTACTACTCCTAAGTTGTTTGAGTTAGATATAGAATTTATTTTGTTTCTTAATCTTCCATAATATGCTGGTGACATAACTACTTCAATCATATTTCTTGGTACACCATTAACAAAGTCATTTTTAGTTGTTTCAACTGTTTGAATTGCTTCTTCAATTTCATCTTCAATTGTTGGTGTTCCTGTTGGAGTAAATGAAGTTCCTTGTTGAGTTGCTTCTTTAAAGAATTTAGTATCAAGTTCAACTGCTAGTGCATCTTGATGATTTCTTGTTCTTCTTTCAATTAAACCTGCAACACCGTATGTTTTTAGGTCTTTGTTCTCAACTTCCTCAAGATACTCAGTATTATCATTTAATGATATTACAACTGGGTCAGCTTTAATTTTAGCTCCATATCCGTTGTTTCTTGCTGTTCCATAAGCTGCGGAACTAACATTTACAAATCTTTTAGCCTCTACTGTTCCACTTGTAGGGTCTCCTGATAAATCAGTATTTTTTAATCTACTTGCTAGTGTTATGTGTTGTAAATTTTCAATAACTTTTCCGTATTCTTCTGCTAGTTTCTCAGCAGTAGAACCATCTGTCATTTTAATGCTTAATGCATCTAATCTTGCCATTATTAATCTCTCCTTTTTTCTACCATATTAGTGGCATTTCTTTAATATTATTGTCCTGCTCACTATCGCCCATACCTTCCATATCTTTTATCTTATTTGGATTGGTAAATATATCTGTTTTATCTTTTGTTAATTCATTAAACAAATCTTGTATACCTTTGCCTTTGTTTTCTGGTAAATTCAATCCATTTTTTATATCATTTAAAAGACCTTTTCTTGCATATTCGCTAGTGAATGTTTTGCCTTCAAACAAAGCATTAATATTGTCTGTTAATATTTTGTCTTGTTCTTCGGCTTGTTGTTTAGCAATTCTATCAGCTTCTTTTTGCTCATATTCTGCTATTTTGTTTTTAAGACTTTCCATCTCATCAGTTTTAGGAGCCGTCTCTATTTGCTTTTTTAAATCATCTATGGCATTTTTATTATCCTCTAACTGTTCTTTATATTTATTGTCGACCTTTTCAGTTTCGATTTTAATATAATCACCATGTTTCGCAAGAATACTTTTTACTTCTTCTTTTGATAATTTAACTTTATTTTCTCCTATCTCTAATGCTTCTAAAAAATCTTTCATAATATTGCCTCCTCTAGATTTTTTCAAGTGGTCTACTCCACCATAAAGATTTAATATTCAAGTTCTTCACTCGAACTCTACCTACATTATACCACATATTAAAACGGTGTCAAATTACAATAAAAAAAGCAAGTTATTTCTTGCTAGTTTTCTTTTTTACTGTTTTCTTTGGTTCTTCTTTTGGCTCTGCAACTAATTTTTCTTCTTGAACTTGCCCTATAATTTCTACTGCGTCATTTTCTTTTAAATATTCTGCTCTGCTAACTTCTACCTCAAATTCATCATTAATTTGTCTTTCTACGTTAGCTTCCATGTCCTTAAATCTTATAAGTGCTTTTACTCTTACCATTTTTTCTTTTTCCTCCTCGAATTCCTCTATTATTTTCTTTTTATCTATTTTACCTTTATATCCTAAATAATCTAACCAATCTTCTAATGCATGATTATCATATTCTTTACATACAGGTATTTTTTTAATCTTATTTATATCAAAATCCATATCTAAAGGTACAACATAACCATTTACACCATCTTTTATAAGTTCTGTACAACCTCCTACATCTGTAACAATACAAGGCACTTTATATTGCAAGCTTTCTTGAACTGTATATGGCAAACCCTCACTATCGGATAGCAAAACAGTATAATCTGCGACTGCTAGATACTCCCATATATCATAT